TGTCAACGACTATTTTCAATTATCTTGCATTTATTTTCACTGTTAGATTTTACGCTGCCACCCTATCTTTTACCGATTGATTGAACATAAAACGCACTGGCTTTTTTGTTATTTCATAAATCGCCGCGCCAAACATATTAGCCGCTCTTTCCGCAAACCACTGGCTGCGCGTGTATATCCGTATTTCGTTTGGATATTCGCTATACTCACAACATGAAAGCCAAGCCACGATAGAATTATGAGTTGCCTTGCCAGCATCAATAAGCTTTGCACCTATATCGAGCAAGTTATCATCCATAAAGGTGTGCATCCTAACCATCAAACCTTCGTGCTGGTATTTTTCCTTGCGATAGCTGGTTATATCCATACCATCGCGCCATTTATAGTGAAGGTCGTTAAATGCATCTGAAATTTGCTCTTTTGAGCTTCTTTTACTGCTATTTGACCTTGGTGTGTACGCTTCCATTTTTACTACTCCATTCAATGTGGTTTCTAATCCAGTTTCTCCAAGTGGCACTCCAATCAACGTAAGAAGCCCCTTGTGATATTTGCCTATCCCTAAACTTTTCAGCTTCTTTCAGTATTTCCTCACCAGCAAGTCCTTGCCTCTCTGCCCACTCCCCCCACTCCCTAGGCAAAACCCAATCTTCTGAAATACGAGATTTTCTTTTAATTGGTTGCTTGGGCGCGATTAGCGCAATATCTATACTTTCTTTCTTATTATCTCTTGTTGTTTCTGTTATTGTTATTGTAGCATCACCAAGCATTGCTTCACTATTGCTAGTAGCATGCTTCAAGCATAAATCCTTTGTTTTGCCGTGTCTTATTGATGCTGCTTTTTTCGCTCTTTTTGCATAAAATTTTGACTTAGAATCTTGCTCGTCTAGCAATTCATCGCATTTCTTGTGGTTTAATACCCCATCTCTTTGCTCGAAGAATGCTCGTAGGATGCTTGAAGCATGCTTGAAGCAGTCATTATCAACCCCTGCAATTCTAGCCAATGCAAAGTCGTTATCAGGCAATGGTTGCCGTGATTCCATGTAGTAATCTATAAGTCGTCTGTAAATGCCGTCCTGCTCGGCTGTTAGATGCATCGTATGGGCGCGATACAAAGCAGGATAGAAGGGATACCAATCCATAATTCGGCTCTTTCTTCGGCTCGGTTAATTGAGGTGAGGGAAAATCTATCGAGCCGATAAATAGCGGTATGCCTACCGTCCCTCACCATGCTCTTTCGAGCATTCATTACACCATACACAACTATCACTTGATTGCAAGTGGATTATTCAGGTGTTCTACTGCGCCTTATAAACTTACATCCCTTTACTGGCTCTTTGCTCCAAAAATATTCGCCATTTTCTCTTTGTAGCAATAACCAAGGAAAGCACTTTATTCTCTCAAGCACATCAAACTCTATATCAAATGAAGATTTAGGCATTGACATAATCCTCTGCGAAATTCTTTAGCTTTACAGCCAATTCATTCACAAATTCTGGTTGCGATTCTTTGTTGATATTTTTAGCCACACTGAATGCAGCCAATACAAAGATTTCTTTTTGAAGTTCAATTTTATCCATTTTACTCTCCATTGTTGATTTGTTCATACTTTCTTCCTCCTCAATACTTCCCACACCGCAGGATAATTAACTCTAACTGGATTAGGCTTACCTTCCCAATAGTCTATGAATAAATTGTTTTTATGGTTAGGTAGGTCGATTAAATCATACTTAGGTTTTGACGCTTTTTCTGGAGCTTTTTCTTTATACTTATGAAACAATAAACCCAGTGAACATGCTTTTGAATTGCAGCTATCGGCGGTGCGTTGAAACTTCTCCTCCATTAGTTTAAAGTCAACATATCCGTTTTGCTTCATTTGCCTATCTACTAAGTACATAAGCACGGTAACGTCTGTATCACTCCATTTCTTGCCCTGTTTTTTCATTGTTATCTCTTTGGTTTCTTTTTTGTGCGTACAGGGTTAGTGGGGGGAGCTGTTAGGAAAGGAGAGGGTGGTAGCTCCTCTATGTCAGTTAGGTAAATAGTAGTGGCGCAAATAACAGAGCGGTGAAATTGCGGAGTTAGTTGCTCTAAATAATGCCTATTATCATCAACTATCAACCCAGCGTTTTTAAGCCCATCTAATAAACTTTTGTTATAATTATCGGGGTCACACCCTCTTTGCCCTTTCTTTAGTGTGTAAACCACTTGCAATATGCGCTTACCTGTCGCTTTTACTAATCCTTGTTGCTTGGCATAATGTGCTATTATTCGTGCATCCGATTTTTTTAGCTTGTATGCTTCCATGTGGTGCTTATTTAAAAGCTTGTTTACTGATACTGGATGCCATCCTTGGATTGTGAGGGTTTGTTTCATTCGCACTGCCCTTTATTTTCAAGGTTAAAAAGCCTTCTTTCCAATGCCTTCACTTGCTTGGCAAGTGCGATTATAGCGTCTTCAAGCAGATCAATCCTTGAACGCTTGCTGAAGTCTGGCAGATAATTACCTATTGGCTGCATGTCACCTCCTGTGCTTAGTGATTGATGCTTTCAAGTACCCGCTACGCAGTATCCCCAAACAACACCAATCACAAAACACGCTAGGGATGCCGCCCTAGCTCGCTCACCACTGCAACTAGGGATAAGTGCAGGTGACTCACTCCTTGCTTCCCCCCAGCGCAAGGTACTGGATGTAGCCCTAGTAGGAGCTAGGGTCGGGGTATTTAATCAGGGATGATAGCGTCAACGGACACCCGCAATACTATCACCCCCTAAGCCACCCTTACTTGCAAGGTCATTCCCGCCAAAGTCGCAGCGGAAGAGCGGCTATTCCTTGTATTTCCAAAACTCCTTATAAGCCTCAATAATATCCTTTGGCTTCACTTTGCCTTTGGTTTTCTCGTAAATCTCGATAGCCTCACTCAAACGGATATCCTTGCCATTATGAGATACTTCCCATGCCTTTGTGTGACACCATCCCATGAGCTTGCCAAAACCCACGGCACTCATGTTTTTTTCTTTCATGTAATCGCGTAATAGCATTTTTAACCCCTATAATTACAATATCTAGTACCAATTAATAACACGGCTCTTTATGTAGTGTCAATATATTTATTCGTGTTGTGCGAATTATTTTTCTCACTTTGTGCTTGACTTAGTATTCACGTTGTGCGAATGTATGGGGACAACAAAAGGAGGCTACCATGAAAACACTATACTATACATTTAACATTACAATCACCGCATTATTCTGCGGATTGGTTTATATATCAGCTATTGCAGCGGGGGTTTTATGAGAAACGCAATTCTAGGTTTTTTGCTATGCTACACCATTTTAATCACGGCATACGCAGCAGGATTACACAATGGTCGCATTGCCAGCATATCACAAGCATGTGTTGAGCGTGTGGGTGTAGTTCCGCAAGATTATGTAACGCAACTGGAAGGGAAACGATAATGACTAGCGAGAAACAAGAAAAACAAGAACCTAAAAAACTAACCGTTTACGAAGCAATATCTCTTGTAACTGAACGGCTGGCAAAAGAAGGTATTTCTAAGGATAGAACCGCACAAACAGGCAATAGCGGAAGCTATAAATTCCGTGGTATTGATGATGTATATAATGCACTTGCTCCGTACCTTGCGGAAGCTGGATTGACTGTTTTGCCTTATTGTCTATCGCGGGAAGTGGTAGAACGTACCAGTAGCAAGGGTAACGCTTTATTCTATATCACCGTGACCATGCGCTTTGATTTTGTAAGCAAATGGGATGGCAGCAAACATGAGGTCTGCATGTATGGCGAGGCTATGGATTCAGGAGATAAGGCCACAAACAAGGCGATGTCGGCGGCGTTTAAGTATGCTTGTATGCAAGCATTCTGTATTCCTACCGAGGGAGATAATGATTCAGAAAATGCCACACATGAAGTTAAAAGCGCACAGCCTATCACCACCGAGCAAGCCGTAGAGATTGACGTGCTGGTAAACGAACTTAAAGTAGATAAAGCGGCTTTTCTTGCATACTTCAAAGTTGATGATGTGCGTAAAATTAAATCAGGTGACTTTGCTACGGCTATAGAGCTTCTGAAAAGAAAGAAGGTACAAAATGCTAAACCCGCAGCAGAATGAGCAATGGCTTAATGACAGGCGCGGCAACGTAGGTGCTTCGCGTATCTCTGACATTATGGCTAAAACCAAGTCAGGCTATAGCGCATCAAGAGCTAACTATATGGCGGCTCTTATTGTCGAGCGTGTCACGGGAGCTTCGCAAGAAACCTACACCAATGCCGCTATGCAATGGGGAACGGATAACGAGCCTAAAGCGCGGGATATGTATCAATTCCTAACTGATAACGCCGTAGAACTAACTGGCTTCGTGCCGCACCCACGAATTAAAGGCGCGGGGGCTTCGCCTGATGGGTTGGTAAACGATGACGGATTGGTTGAGATTAAAGCACCTAACACGAGTACACACCTCGACACATTGCTAGGCGCGAGCATTGATACAAAATACATTTACCAAATGCAGTTTCAAATGGCTTGCACTGGCAGGAGATGGTGTGATTTTGTGAGCTTCGACCCGCGCTTGCCCGTAGAATTGCAAATTAAAATTCAGCGGGTAGAACGTGATGACGAGCTGATAGCAACCATTGAAGGCGAGGTGGAAAAATTCCTTGCTGAAATGGAAGAAAAGCTAGAGCAACTTAACAAACTAAGGGGATGATATGGAAGGATACATTACACTATTTGACAATAGACCTGTAGAGGGCAACAAGCCGCTTTTTAAGGGCTATATGAAGATTGACGGCGTAGAGCATGAGTTTGCTCTATGGGCGGCAAAAGAGGGGAAAAAGGGGTTTTCTGGCAAGTATAAACCGAAAGAGGCTAGGCAGGAGCAAACACCCCACAACGAAGCAAAGGCTAATGCTTATCAGCCTAGCCCGGGTGCGTTGCTATCCGATGAGATTCCATTCAGCCCACATTATTGGTTTTAGGAGTAATTATGAAACAGTTTATTATAGAGAGTTTGCTAAAAACACAAGTCGAGCGAACGATTGATGTTGTGTTTAATAGGCAGAAGCACGTTTTTGGCTTTGGTGAAAACAAAATGACTGTAGGGGAGCTTGCACAGAAATATGGTTGCTGCAAGCAAACTATAAATAATATGTGCAACAAAAACAAAGATAAAGTGCAGCGCAATATTAAAAGCCTTTTGGCTCTCGCTAATAAGCCAGTGGTTATAAAAGAGGTTGATATTAAAACGGTTGAGAGAGATGTTCCCTCCACCGAGATTTTAGTGGCATCGCTTGATTTATCTGTGAGGTCTATTAACTGCCTATATAATGATGGCATAAGAACCGTTGACCAATTAACGAAATTTACACAGGGAGAAATGCTAAGAATTCCAAATTTTGGAAGAAAATCCTTAAAAGAGGTTTCAAATAAACTTGATAGACTTGGTTTATCTTTTGCAGCGTATAATAGCCATGCAACCACTTAACGCAGTAGTATCACCTGAAGGAAAGCTTCCCCCCTATATATCAAAACTAGCGGGGGAGCGTATTGCTGCGTTATCTGGCAAGCATATTAAGATAAAGATATGGGCAGCAGAAGAAACGCCAAGCGATAAGCAGCGCAAGTATTACTTCGCAGTGATTGTGCATAAGTTCTGCCAGCATTATGCAGGGTATTCAAAAGACGATATGCACAACAGCCTTATGCGTGCAGTTGGAGGGTTTAATAAGCCGTTTGTAAACGCTCTTACAGGCGAAGAAGATGAAGATAGGCTATCATGGAATGACCTGAGCGTGAAACAAGCAGAGGGGTATATGACGCTATGCCGCAAGCGAGCTGCGGAAAAAGGTTTTAACGTGCCAGAACCTCATGAGGATGAGGCTAAATGGCTTATGGATAACTATAATCAATAGGAGGCTACCATGCGTATAGCTGAAATCATGGATAATCGGATAAATTATTGCGTTTTGAAGCCGTATAAAAACCACACAAAAACCCACTACTACCCTACCGTGCGAGGCTGTACGCTTATTGAAAGCATGAGATTAAAGCGATTCTGCGCGTGGGTGTGGCGGGTTATGGGGGTGATGATATGAATTTGACGGGCAGGGACGTGGTGGCTAAAAATCCTAAAAGGACGCGCAGCAATAAACCAACTCAGGCGCAATATGCTGAGTGGGAGCAACAAAAACTTTATGGTTGCTCGGTTGAGCCATGCTATAGCAATATATGCCTAGAAACTCACCATTGCCTAACTGGTGCAGGTGGACGCAAAGACCACGATAAGACCATTTGCCTTTGTTATTACCATCACCGAGGCGGAGAGGGCATTCACACAATAGGGCGTAAGGAATGGCAACGTAAGTATGGAACCGAGCAATATCACATGGATAAAGACAAGAAAAGAAGGGGATAACTTTTTTCACTTTGTGCAAAATAGTTGTTGCAAATACATTCGTGATATGCGAATATAAGGATACAAACAAAGGAGGCTACCAATGATACCAACACAATCAGAACTAAAAAAATTCTTTGCCCTTGAAGGTAAGGAATTGCAACAACCAGAAGATTACACTGAAGCTTTTAACTTAATCCAACGTCTTGATAGGGATTCCACTTATTACTTCGATGATATGATGAAGTACGCGGATAGGATTAATCAGGAAAATCTAAAACAATTGGATGATGCTATGGGCGAGCTTCAAGAAGCCATTCAAGATTCACGGGTTGAGATTCAAAAGCGCATTATGGAAGTTTATAGAATTATCGCAATGGAGGATGGACAATGAAAAACTCATGGGAAGAAAACTATAAAAAGGCTTGTAAAGAGAGCGAACGCATCAGCCCTTGGTTTTGGGTATTTGTTTTAATGTTTATATTGGCTTTATCTATTCCATTTATAAGCCTTGGCGCTGCAAATGGGGTGGAAATGGCTAACACGCTAAAAGATAACAGGGTGTATATAAGCAAAGATACATACGATAATTTTGTTAGGAGTAACCCATGAAGTTACCAAAATTCATAAGCGAGAAAGCGCATAATGATATTATGAATCGTATGCACGAAGAATACAAAAAAGAGTTTCGCCGATATTTAGATAGAATTGGCGAACTAACGCAATGCCCAGAAGGGGAATGGTCAAGGCAAATGGATGAGATTAAGAAAGAGCTTAAGAAAGAGAACAGCAGATTGCTTTCTAGGCTTGAAAGCGAAAAAGAGGACTTACGCGTATTGCAGCTTAAATATGATGAAGTTTACAAGGTTCTAAGCACTAGGAATAACAATTAACATATGGCACGGGGTCAGTTGGTAGCTTCCCCCGTGCCGCCAGAATTGAGGGATTTATGACTGAACCAGAATTATCAAAATGCCTTTTATGCCGTGAACCCCCTAAATACGCTATGAGGGAATACGTACATTTAGGATTGAAGCGCTCATCTCATCTTGTTTATTGTGAAGGTAAGCTTTGGAAGCACAAGAACGAAGCGGAAGATTACAGCAAAGAGAGGGTTGTAAACAAATGGAACGTTCGGCAAGAGGATATGCATTACGCGGGTATGTACCACGCCATTCGCCAGTGTAGAGATGCGATGGTAGAGGGTAACGAAACAGGGCGCTTTGATAGGTTAATTGCTGGGTGCAGCGAAATTTTAGGGGATTGATATGACTGATATACGCAAGGATTTTCAGGGGTTTCTGCTCAAAAAGTTTGGTGATAAATTAAGCACAATGAGCGACGACCAGAGATTCTGTATGGAGATTGGTTTTAACGGCGGCTTCCAAGCAGGACGCGCTCACGATGTAGATGGGTTGATTGCGGAGATTGAGGCAATTGATAACGGAATTGGGATGCCGCTAGTTAGTCGCAGTCATGTGCTAAGTGTCATCCGCAAGCACTTTGGGAAGGAATAGCATGTTTGAAACCATAACCATAACACACAAAGTCGGTGACAACACGCAATCATGCGAGCTGTGTAAACACGCTATCAAGCTAGATGATGAGCTATACGAATGGCTTAAATCGTCATTAGTAGGCATAGGATTTGATGCTGGTATGGTTGCAAAGTTTTTTGATGGGAAGGAATAATATGGATTGGGTACATATTTATTATGTTGTTTATCTCACTGCAAACTTTGTTCACGCAGCTTGTTATAATGGTAGAATGCAGGAGATGCATTGGGGTTCAGGGGTTGCAATGATTGTATTTCATATCCCTATGATTGGCAGAATTTTTGGTTATTGGTAAGGGAGGGAATAGGTTATGACATGGGTATTAGTTTTGTTTTTGAAAATGGGTTATTCTGGTGGGGTTGTTTATGTTCCTATGCACACAAAACAAGCATGTATTACCGCACAAGTTGAAATGCGGAATACCAGCGATTATGAAGGCTCTTATTGTTTGGATACCACATCAGGAAAATCAATTTTTCTGAACGATTAACGGTTATGGAAGGAATAGGTTATGACGATAGATGAGGAAGCGTTGAAAAAAGTACAGGCACAACTTGGCTATGGTTGGGATGAAGCGGCTCGACTGATTAAAGCCTACGAACAAGCCAAGAAGCCTGCCGTTTGCCAATGTTTAGCGTGCAGGGGCGAGAAACAGCATACAGATTCACCCACCACATCACAGCAGGAAGCGAGGGGATAATGACTAGTGTGTTGGAAAAAATTGTCATAACATTGCTGATACTGGTATTCTCAGAGATGCTGACTTTATCGTACTTACAATACACGCCACGAATATTTGAATTTGCTATCCCATCGGGGATAGAAGAAAGGAAGTGATATATATGAATGACTTAGGAAAATTAGCAATCGAATTTGGTTTGATTGATTCACCAACAGCATTTGCACACAGAGATAAAATTGAAGGTGCTTTGCGCTCAATATCCGATGATGGAAAATCTGATGCTGGCATAGGAGAGGATGGGTTTGATTTTTGGATAAAAATACAAGGTATCGAATATTATATCCATGCGGTGGCAAAACAAACCAAGCAAAGGGTAGAGGGATGACACAGGAATTTGAAGCTGTAGCGCAAAGTAATGAGTGGGGAAGGCTGTCCATCGAGAAACGATACGATGGCAGATATTCATCTAGCCACACAGCGCTTGCGTATACGTTTTGGCAAGCCAGCCGCGAACAACTCAGACTTGAGATGCTTAAAATAATGCATCCAGAAGGCATAAAGCACCCGCAACAAGCAGAGATTGACTCGCTGCTAGATAAAGTGCGTCAACTTGCGGGGTTAAAAGCCAAGCTGCTGAGTGATGATATGGTGACGATGGTGGAGGATATTATAGATATTGTTTTAACAAACGATGGCGAAGAAACTACAACTAGAAATCTAGCCAAAGCCGCTCTTGAAGCTGCGGAGGGGGAGTTGTGAGTAGTGGATGGAAAGAAAATGAATATTGAATATTACATAGAACAGATGAATAAAGAAAGGAGCATATTTATGCTTGCTGTCGATATTGCTTTGCACGGTAATGGAGTTTACGAAGCGGCACGTTTTCTTGAAAAACATTCAATTTCTCATTTGGCCGATGAACTATTTAATGCTGTTGATGCGTTATGCGAACACAAACAAAGCAAATATTTATGAAAAAGAAAATTACATTATATTTTGAGGATTTGCACGATGCAGATAAAAGGAAGGCATTAAGAGTAGACGCTAAAGAAGGGGACGAGATAACCGTTGTTATCAAATCGCGATATCCAGTTGGGACAGGGGAGATTCCACCATTAATTAGCGCATGAATTGTATTGCCACTAAAAAAGATTGGTGGTATATTATTGTAGTTGGACGTGTGTGATATGCACATGAGCAGGTCAACCTCCTGCAAATTGTACCCGCCAAGGCTATGCGAAAGTATCCTCAAATTGGCGGGTCTTTTTAATTAGCGCATGAATCATTTAGTCATGTTGGCAATAATCTGATTCTTTGCACTACTGCTTGATGTGCTGCCAAAGTAGTACGCTATAACACCACTCCACGCAGTTCCTAAACTACCAAGCATAATGAACAACGCCTCTCCTCCTTTTTCTGGTGCGCCATACACAAGAAGGTATGACAAAACCCCAAAGAACCCAAGCGTGATAGCAATAGACAAAATGGCTGGTATCTTATCCCTAACCGTCATTTCACGCTGCCTTGCACTATTACGGTCATCCGCGTCTATGCGTAAGCGTTCCGTTTCGGATGCTATCTTTGCAAGTTCGCCATTTGTTTGAAGCTCAATAAGCCTTGCCTTTGCCAAGTCACGCTCTGCTGGATTAGGGAATATTTTATCCAATATCTTCCCGCCAATATCAAAAGCGGCTGTTAATGGGTCAAAACTCATGCGTATAACCTCGTTCCATTCCTATCAATGATTAAAGCCTGTTTGCGCTCGTAACCGTCTTTCTCAGGTATTGAGATGTGAATCCATGAATTAAATTCCTTTATGATCTGGTCAAAAACTAGACCCTCCTCAATGATATCCTCCATCACGTCATCCAATTCCACACCAATCACCGTAAAGTCACACGCCAGCCCTTTTATGTGCTGAGAGGCTATAGACCCACCCACTAAGCGATTAAGCTCCTGACAGCGGTATCCTGATGATATTCTGATAGGCTTGCCGAATAATGCCCTAACCTCTTCCATTGCAGTGGCGAGGCGCTTTAAATTCTCTAGCACTTCTGGCGTAGGAGTATTATCAATTCCATGCCTTGCGGCTGTTTGTGACACGGTGAATTCTGATAGGTCGAAGTGCTGGCTTAATTTCATATATCTGCCCTTTTAGTTGGCATTACCACTATGTTAGTCAGTGCTTCAATGGGCTGGTCATTGAGAAATTCATTGATTGCATCGGTCTTAGCTTTGGCAATAATATCTTCTTGGTTCATTTCTATGGAGGTATGCAGCAACCCGCCTCCAATAAAGATAATAGCTGATGATACCAAGATTAAAGATGAGTAAAACGCCATTTTCATTTTGCTCCCCCATCCAGCAAAACCCTGATAAATGCACGATATCCAGCGTTTAATGCATCGCTTACCTGTGAGGCGAGATAGCCCACTATCCCTAGGAATGTCGAGCCTGTCGAGATTGCAGCATAGCAACGCACCCGAGTAATCGCTGATACTCGTTGGCTCACTTCTTTTTCGCGTTCTTCTTTCTCTTTCCATTCCGAAAGTACCTCGATTTTCTGTTCTAGTTCTTCTAATTCGTCATCCTTCTTAGCCATAGTAAGACCATGCGGCACATCCTAAGATGCCCCCAAGGAATCCAATTGCAGCAACCATAAGAATATCACTTATGCTTAAGCTCAATTCAGGCTCTAGCTTTTCCATTTCTTTCAGTAAATCCTCACGGCGAATGAATTGGTTGGCTTTTAAATCCGCTCTCATAGCTGATAAACTCATCTCTGATTCGTATATTAAAGCCGCCGCCTCTGGTATAATCTCACCTTTGTCATACAGGTTATTCTCTACGGCATTAATACGCGCTATAATAGCATTAATCTGCTCGCCAACTGATTTGCACTCCATAGCGTTCACCTCGCTGATTAGCTTATTCAGGGTTTTTTGCATATCGCCTACGGTTTTTGCCATGTTGGACGCTTTTCTTTTGGATATTTTCTTCTTGCACTTCGCAAGCTTCGTTAGCTTATCCATAATATCCCCCATGCTAGGATTCCACCAAAAATAGCCTCAGCAATTTGACTGTGGCTAATTACGCCTTTTTTCTCTGGCAATGCGAAGCCTATGAGATAGCACGCAGGAAGCAGCAAGCCAAAAGCCACTCCATACAATAATGGGTAGATATTGGGTGACAATGAGAGTACGGCATAGGTTAGGGCGGGAAGGCACACAAACCCGCCTCTGAGTGCTAAACGCAAGTAATTCTGCCACGTGCGATTCTCCTTCAAAGCTAGATTAAATTCACCACCAAAATATCCAAGCACAACCCCTACAAAAAACAAACCTATGTAAATGGGCGTATCAATAGCCAAAGGAAGCAAAAGAGCAAAATATGCAGCACATATCAGGCGGATGTAAGTGTTTGGTATTTCCCATTCAGCGGGCTTACGTAAAAGTTTTTGCGCTAGTGAATTGCCCATGCCACCACGTATACGCCACGCCAAAATCCCGCCTATGATTTGCAACAGTTCCATTAGTTTGCATCCACTTCTATATAACTAAAAAAGTCATCAAACATGCTCCAAAACACCTGCTGCGTTCCTGTGGTGGGCACGGCTTGAATAGGAACCATGCCCAGCTCAACTGCCATGCCATCAGGAAAGAATCTATTGCCTTGTGCGCCAGCCATTAGCTAATCTCCATGAATGTCATGCTTAACACCGTGTTATTGCCAGTAGACCCTAACAGCAGCTGCATCAAACAAGCCTCGCTTGAGATAGGCTCAAATTGCATACCACCACTAATTAGTGAGTTTTGAAAGTTTGTGCCGTTTGGAGTGTTGTTAGCATCAGACATGCTCGACATATACAGAGGCTTAAATAGCGTTACGCCAAAGTTACCAGCCGCCGATACTGTGGAAGCCGCCAAGGTTACGCTTTCAACTGATAAAACCCCCGTATCACCATCTTGAAGGGGGCATGGCAATATCCTGCCTGCTGCGTTCGCTCCTGTAGCGCCAATCACAATATCTTTTGTTGTCCTGCCAGCCGTTCCCGCTTGGTTGGTATAGCTCACTGTAGCAGTTGTCGCTGTGGTTCCTATGGCGGTGTAAATCTCTAATCCTATCATCACACCAACGCCACTTGTATAACGCGTAAGCGCCGCCGTAGGTAGGTTGGTGGTTTGCGCTCCTGTGGTAGTGCCAGATAATCCGCCACTATGCACTAAACGGTCACAAACAAGAACCTGACCTATTGAAGCGCCGTTCCCACTAATTCCAGAAATGACGTACTCGCTCGCTGAATCACCTATATTCGATTGAAGATTAAGAGCACCTGTGAGGGTATTATCACACGCGGCGCTGGTAGTTGGTATTGCCCCTGATAGGTTTGCCCTAGTCCACGATGAGCTATATCCAGATGATGGTGCAATCATCGCTTTATAGAAATGAATCGGTACGGTCTGATTTAGCCTCGTTAAATAATCTGCATATGTGGATATAGCCATTTAAGCCTCCACCATGCTCAGGGTCGTGAAAAAGTTAGGAGAGGTTGTCGATACCGCGAGGAACGATAACGCCAAACATGCGTCTGTCTTAATCTCCGGCAGGGAAGGTAATTGAGTGAGCAGGTCAGTCATTGAGCCGACCCCTGCCGTTGCGATAATGCCAATTGCAATCTCCCGCGCAATCACTACCCCAAAGTCACCAGCGGTTACTGTTGACGCTGCTAGTGTTACAGACTCAACAGAGCGCACCCCTGTGTCACCATCTGCTAAGGGTACACGAATCATGCGCGTTGCTTCCCTTCGCCCAGTGCCCCCGAACACTACGGCTTTAGAAGTGCGCCCCGATGTTCCCGCTTGGTTGGTATAACTTACGGTTGCAGTTGTCGCTGTTGCCCCCACAATGGTATATATCTCTAGCCATATCTGATTGCCAACGGATTCTGTGCCTGTGTAACGGGTCACTGCAAGACTTGTGGTGTTTTGAGCAGTCGTCACAGTGCCAGATAAACCACTTATGTCTGCTAGACGGTCATACAAAGAAAATACACCTGCGGAGTTTGAGTACGCAGGAAAGCATGTAAGATATTTTTGCCTTCCACCTGTAGGGTTGGATTGCCCAATAGCGCCGAGCGTTGTATTGTCAGGATTGCGTGCTGTACCACCCGGAGCCGCCCCTTGCCCGTTATACCCATTAAATGTCCAAAGCGATGTGCACTGTCCAGCCACACATGCAGCCCCTGCACCCGAACCAATGCGGTTGTCAGAGAAGTAAAACATACTCTCAAACGCAGCTTCACCACCCGTTAAAGTGTTTACTAGCTGGTCTAAACTTGCAATAGCGCCCATATTATTCTACCTTCTCTGCTTGTAGTTCAGCGATTTGTTCAATGGTGAGCATAGCGTCCATTTCATCGGAAAGCTGTTGTGCTGTGGTTATCTCGTTGGTATATGTGCCGTAAATCACGCCATTCTTCATGCCGCGAAATGTGCCAATCTGATTGTCGTATTGCATCCAGCCGTTAGGTGTTTCTAGTGTCATCGTGTAGCCTCCATTGAGAATCGTAAATTTGTGGCACTGGCATTAGCAGAAAGCACCACCGTCACTACATCGCCCACCGCAATGGTATTCGCTGCCGTAGCTGTGACATTTTGGGGAGTGCTGGTAACTGCAATAGCGGATAAGCCCGTGACAGGCGTGCCGTTGATATTCACCGCAACAGTGATAGTCCCGCTGTCCGTTTGTATGCCTTTGATGGTATTAATAGTAGCGGCGTAAATAGCAGAGGGGATGATGTAAATAGTTTTATTAGAAGGCGTTTCGATGAAGAAATTGCCAGCTACTTCTAGAATAAGTGTATGGTCATCGTTCCAATCAGAGGGCAATACTACTTGTGATAGAGTAGTGCCTGGAGGTGGCAAAGGCGGTGCACCACCAGCAATGATGTCGTCCAACTGCGGCTGCGTCCAATCAGTTATGGCATTTGTTTTTATGTGTTTAATGGTTGCCATTAGTTCAATGCCTCTACAACGAATTGACTGAGTGTAATAGTATTTGTTCCTGTTCCTACTGCGCTCCACTGAGTAGACGCTTGCAAGACAAGACTACCATTAGTAGCAACGTTCACAGGCATAGCCGTAGTATTTAAATTTAAAGTATTCCCGAAAGCATTTGTAGTAATAGTGCCAGCGCATTCAAGCGGAGACGAGGCGCTTGGCGCAGCCGTTGCCGTAATTAAATAAGTCATCAACCCTTGCACGTTAGTCATGCTCGCTTGCGGGGTTGCTGCTGCATGAGTCGCTAGGACAGTTGACCCAGCCTTTAATTTCATTAGAATGGTTGGCGGGGCAGAACCAGATGTCATCCTATAATGCACAGTAACACGCAAAATCTTTCCAGCCGTGAGATAGTTTGCAGGAATCGTATAGCTAGGTGTCATGTCAACATCAGCACCAGAGCCAGAAGATGAGTTATTTACGCTACCTGAATAGCCTGAAGAAATAACGCCAGCCCCAGAAACTACGCCGCTTGCTACTGAAAGCCCGCCACCAAAACTACCAGCCACTAAAGCCGTTCCATCATCATTGCCTACTAGAAATTGCTTAGCTGCTAGGGCGAAAGCTGTAGGATTTGCCACTGCGTTTGTTGCGTTTGTAAGCACGGTAAGAGCAGCTTGCGTTGCCATTTTCGCAAGGGTCACGGCATTGTTTGCGATAGTAGCAGCAACACTACCCGAACCAGAAGCCGTTACGTCACCTGTTAGGGCAGTAATGCCGCCTGTGACAGTAGTCGTGCCGCTTGCCGCAAATCCTAAGTAAAGCGCATCACCGTTGGTAAAAGAACCCGAACCCGAAATATGAGTTACTGATACTTGATTCCATGTGGTATTGTCGGTATTTGCACTGTTTACAGCATATAAACGGAAGTTGCTATTGTCCTTAAATACGTAAATAGTGCCACGGTTTGAGCCGCTTCCGTCATCCCAAGTATTAATCCACGCGCTTAAATCAGGATTCCCACTATCCGCTGATTGGTCGGCTATCGCAATAGCAGTAACGCTTGACAATGTAGCGTTATTGAAACGGACATTCCCTGTAGAAGGGTCTGCCATGGTTGTAGTGCTGGAATATGTCCATTTAACCTTCGCTAGGGCATAAGCCGCCGCACTTGAGGCGCTACCCGCAGCATTTGTTTCTGATGTCAATGCAGCCGCCGCATATCCTTGCGCTAACGTTGCCGCAGCGCTCGCTGCTCCTAAGAGCAAAGAAGGCGCAAACACATAAATGTTATTTGTTCCAGTGGCGGGAGCGGAAGCAAAAGTTAGGGTTGTTCCGTTAATCGTATAAGCAGAAGGTGATAAAATATCATAACCTTGTGCATCGGCTCTTGTGATTGAAACACTGTCTAAAGTGCCTGTAAAAGCGTTACCAGTAAACGCAGTAGGGGTGGTCGCTGCAGCAATGATAATCTCACGGTATGTACCGCTTGCAGTGCGTTCTGTGCCATTCTGCCCACCAAGGGAAGGAATTAAGCCGCCAGCCGAACGTGTAATGGTATAAGTTACGGCGTAAGCTTGTCCCGCAACAAGGGGGATAGTTGGAACTTGGCTAATTGCTGTTGAAATAGCCCCTGTAGCCGTTGCCACACCCGCCGCGATAGTCCATCCAGCACCCTTAGTCCAATCTGTATCACTTACAAATGTGCCGTTTACTGCGATTTCCTGCAAGCCATTACTCACAAATACCATCAAGCCTTTTTCTTCTGTGCCTAGATCGCTTGAAGTTGTAAAAACTGTTTGTGTTCCGTTTCCACTGAATGATTCAAAATAGGCATTTGCTGAGCTTGCAAGGGTAGTAAATGATGTTACGTTGTCTAAAGCATCGCCAACCTGAACACCACTAGAATCCTTTACGATAAACTTATACGCACCTTCCCCCCATATTGCACCGCTTCCTGAAGTTGGTCGTCCAGCCGCATTAAGCTCAATAGGATTAGGGGCGGCAATAGTACCTGAGCTGTTCGTATAAGTCGCTAGCGGAGTAGTCGTTCCAGCCGCATAAGTATAAACAAAGCCGTTGGCTAATGGGTCGCCATTATTGTCGAAAAATTGGAATATCGGGGGGAGTAACAAAACGCTCATAGTTTATTCCTTTTTACACTATATTTTTACTTTATTTTGTAGAAGAAGTCTAGTAAATATCTATATATGGTAGGTAAACAAGAAGTAGATAAACCAATTTACGAGCGTAGGTATTTACGGCGTTCGGTAAAGTTTATTATTTATTTCTATGTCATTACTACCATTTTATTTTCTGTTGCGCGCGGGTTAATTACTGGTTACTGGGGGCTTTAATAGTCTTTTGCTTCCTTGCCTCTAATGCCTTTTGTAAATCCTGTTTTGTTATTTTAGCCGCCTGTGCTTTTTCAATTGCTTTACCAACCAATGCTTGATTTCTATTAACACCAGATTGGAATGCTTTATTTGCACCTAGTGTCACTGCTGTTGTAGTTGGCGCAATAAATCCAGTCGGCACAGATGCACCCATTAAGAATAGTTTTTGCGCTGTATCAGACCCCCCAAGCTCAGGCAATAATTCACTTCCAATCCTTGCTAAGTCACCTATTTCACCAGATTGCCCTATTGTATGGGCGCGTTTATAAACCTGAGAAACACGGTTGTTTAATAGTGCTGGACTAATAAAACCACCCTTTGCTTTATTGGCTATAGGCTCTAAAACAATAAGGTTTTTATAGCGGTTTTTTGCTTGTGATAATGCGTTTTGTAATACTGGGTCGCCGCTGGTTATTCCATCAACTATATTATTTTCAAGGTCAAGCAATGCGCCCTTAATGTTCGGGTCAGAGGCTTTGCGTGCGAGTCCATTGATTCTAGCGCGTTGACGTGAAATTAGTTCACCAGATATAGAATCTCCAGAGCCAAAATCATCTATTACCTTCAGAGCTTCGCGTCCGTAAATTTCAGCGGCATCTTTGCCATAAGTAGAAGCAACTTCTTCCGCTGTTTGAGCGGCGTTATTAATAAATTCACCACCTATGTTAAATTGCTTTCCCTTGGTGAGAGAATCAAATTCACCGCCAACTTTTTCAAAAGCTTTTGCCATCGTAGCAGTATTGAATCTATCAGCATCGACACCAACTGTTTTAAATAATTGCTTTTGCAATGACAGTAATTGCTTTTCTCTAAAAGCTTGCTGCCCTGAGAATGGTAAATCCTGCCCAGCCTTTTGAATAGTTTTTAGTGCACGGCTTCCTGATACTTGGTCTAGGGATAGCGGTATTTCATATTTTTGCGCGAGCGAAGCAATATCAGCCATACCCTCGCTAATATTAGGGACTAAAGTTTTTGCCGCCGCTTTCGTAACATCCGAGGCAACGGTTGCGCTTTTTACACCAGCATTAAGCAATGGCTTTCCGACTATCTTAGCAGCCGCACCTACTGGCACTACTGAAGCAATATTACCCAAAGCGCCTACGTTTTTCATAAATACAGGGTTTTGACGCGCAACATCACCAACCGCGCTATCAGATACATAATTAATAGCATTGCCAATGCCTTGTTTCACTGTTTCAAGCGCAGCCCTACCATCATCAGTTAGCTTTGGTTTAATAGCATCAGGTAATGCGTCATAAGCTGTTTTTGCGGTATTAATTCCTACATCCCATATTCCGCCGCCCAATTCACCAGCCGTTTGTAAATAAGTGCTTGCTAAGCCTTGTTTGCCACCAACGTAATCTTCAGCCGATTGATTCATCGCATCTTTGCGCTTTTGGAAGTCTGCTTGTATGCGGGATGAAAAGGTGCTCTGTGGTTGAAAATCGCGCACGTCATTAATGCTTACCCCTTCAGAGGCAATATAACCGTCAATGTCTGCTTCTGGTGCATTCATACCAGCCATCTTTGCAACATTCTCTTTTATGCGTGCTAAATCAGCCATTATTTTAATCCATATTTAGATTTATAATCGGTTTGCGGGGCATCAGTTGATAGGGTAACAGGTTGCGCTGGTTTATAAGCTGCACCAGCAGACGTTCGCATAGAATTAATAGCCGCTTCACGGTTGGCTTTTTTCTGCGCTAATACCTCTGGCTTATCACCAGATTGCGGAAAATATTGCTTTCTAGCGTTATCAAATTCTTCTGGCGATATAACAGCACCCGATTCTCTACGAAGCTGAGCGTTGATAAAATCACGCTGCGCTTGGTCAAATTGTTGATATTCAGGTGATACAGCATAGTTACCGACAACTGGAATAGCCGCTTTGCTTTTTTCCCACATAGACATTCCAGCATCTTTATTGGCTTCAATAGAAGGCTCAGATTGCAACATGCGCTCAGAAAATCCAGCGGCTTTTGATTCCGCTTCACTCATAGTTGTGCGTGCCTTCGCCATTTCTTGACGGATGGACTGCTGTAATTTTGGGTTTCCTGCTGCTGCTTGTAATTGCGCCTGATACTTAGCATCCCATTCATCTTGTGGCTCAAATATATCTCTCAACTGTGCATTTTGCTCGGATGTAAATTTTGGAGATGCCTTTTGCATTGGTTGGGCAGATTGTTGCGGCAACCTTACGTTTGCTCTTTCAAGCAAGCTAGGCTTTTCCTGCATCACACCAGTTACAGGATTAAATACTGATGTTGGAGTTTTAGCGTCAAGATACTGCAGAGCAGAGGCTTCCGTTGGACTTAATGGCATTCCTTGCGAAGCCTTTATAAATGCCTGCTCACCTACTTTTCCAATGTCAAATTCTTTCGGTTGCATAGCCTTTTGCAATTCAGCAGTGGCCAAAGCCTTTTTCAAGTTAAAAGCTTCCTGCAATGCCTGTTGGTCAAGCACTGATTTCTGCCGTTCAAATACGCTTAAATCTACTGCCATATTATGCTGCCAATCCTAGCTGTTTTGCTAATTGCATTCTTTGTAGTGCGGTCAAGAAATCAGTGCTTCCACCCATTAAAGCACCGCTATTATTGAATGAATCACCACCCAAAATAGAACCCAAAGCACCGCTATAGAGGTTGCCAGTGTTTACAGTTGAGCCAGCTTTAATATTACCGATATTGTCATTAATACCAGCCATTGCCCCTGCGCCTTGTAAACCAGCCGTGTTAGTCTGTAGAGCGCGATTAAATGCAGTGTTGTAGGTGTTGTCAGCTAAGCCTTGTCCGAAGTTTTGAGCTTCTTTTAATGCTTCTCCTGAGAAATATCCACCCTTAGCGAGTTGCTGCCTGTCAAGGGCTTGGTTGCCTTGTGCAAGGTTGAACTGATAGCCGGGGTCTTGCGTTAAATCGCCGGGGTTAAATTCAAAGTTCAAATAAGGCTCAAATAGAGCTTTATTCGCCTGTTGTTGTTTCAATAATTGGCTCTCAGCTTTATTGTTGGTGAATGTACCAAGCAATGCGCTTGCCAATGGTGATGCGTAATTTGTTTTTGCCACTTCCGTTACTCCTGTTAATGGTGATGATACAGCTGCCTTTGCAGCATTAGTAATGACATTAGAGCTACCAACATTATCAAATGATGGAAGTTTATAGCTAGCGAAATCAGCTGATGGTGAATAAGAGGTCGCTATATCAGCCACACTGTTTTTCCAAGGCAAATCAATATTTGTGCCATAAGTTGATGGTCCACCACCCGCTGAAGCTCCAAGACCGGCTCCTAAGCTATCTGAGCTAGTGTTTATTCCAATTGAGTTAAGCACATCTCCGCCGCTTTTGAATGCTCCTTGCAAAACACTTCCATTGTAAGCATCTCCTATAGTGTTGCTAATACCTCCCCCTATGTCGCTTAAAGCTCCGGAGGCTGATTTATACACATCACTTAATCCAGTATAATCACCAATATCACCTAATGCGCCGCTTACTGAATCACCTAAACTAGACAATCCGCCGCTAATTGCTTTGCCTATTGGCGATAACCCACCAGAAATAGATTTTTCTAGTCCACCAAGTAATGTGCCTTTTAGAGCGTTTGTGGTATTTCCAGCTAGCCCAGCGCCGATTCCGCTTAATGCACCCCCTAGCAACGCCCCCTTTAATCCTCCGCCGCCCAATGCACCGCCAGCAGCTCCTAATCCAGCCGCTACAACTGGACCGATGCCGGGTATGAAAGAAGCCGCAGCCGGTAAAGCAATGCTTGCAATTTTCTTAAATATCTTACCAAAACCAAACTCAGGATATCCAGTTTCAGGATTAATCGAGTTAGCTTCGTGACCAACGGTGTACTGATTCATATCAGCGCCGCCAGCTTGGAAAATCTGTTGCAATAACTCCATTACTTGTGGGTCATCAAGAAAAACTCGGGGAATAACAACTTCACCAAGCGACATGTGTGCTAGTACATTATCCGTGCCACGGCCTGCTTCGGCTACTTCTTTTACATCATCTAGCTCTTTTTCCATAAAAACTCCCCTATATATTGTACATTAAATTTTACTGTTATTCTAACTAATTTTTCACCCTACCCGTAATTGTTATCGGTGTTGTTATCGTTGTCCATGTCGGCAAATAAGCAAGCTTTGCTGATGCATTTACAATACCTGTAGAATTAGATGTTCCTGTTACTACCGAGCAAATAGTGTCGGCTGTTACCGAGAACGGAAGTGCAATTGTAGTCACTCCCAAAGTAGAGCTTGTATCTGTCGCGGGGACTATCTTTACAGCCCAATCCGTGAAGCCTTGATTCTGATAATAAACCCCACTAATCGTTGGCGTTCCTGTCGAGGTTAAACTTGTGATTACAGGTGTCCACGTAGTTCCTACGTCACCACGAGTTAAGTTAGCAAAAAACTCTACCCATGCAGGGCGAGCCTTCTTTGAGTCATCAATGACATTCTCAGCTATCGGCGCGTCCGAAATCTTACTCATTGAACTGCCCTCCTGTAATTACTCGCTTTACAGAATCAGTCACTCTCACACGAAAAGTACATTGCCTATGTCTTCCTAACCGCCAAAACACCGCACGAGTGAGGAATTTGCCTATCTTTCCAAGGAAAGTTTCATAATAGGTGTAGAATGTTCTCCCACCATCATTTGACAAATAAAGCATGGCTTTTGGGTCTGAAATGGTTGTATTGCCTACGCCAGTTTCAAAGTTAATCACTAGGTTTTTAATTCTGAACGGATTGCCATTATCAAAAATGTGAGTGAAAATCCTATCACATGCAATCTCATCGCCATTATCCGAATAATAAGCTTGGCTTTGGTGGTATATTTTCCCGCTGTTTCTGTCGAGTGCTAGGGTCTTATCAAACGCATAAAATAAGTAGTTTGTTAGTGGCAACTCATAGTCACCGTTGCTGTTAAAATACGCCCATTCGCACCATAATCTAGTGGATATATCATACACTAGGGCAGTTTCCATTCCGCCGCCCGTAATGATATAAAACGTATGCCCCGCCTCTTGATACGACATTGCTTTTAAAGTGGTGATACTAGGAGCAGATTGGATGCGAATCTCAATAGCTTCCGTGGATAGTCTTTGCGGGGTGAATCCATCCGCTTTGTAAACTATCCCAGCACCGTTATTATCTTTCCCTACCCAGTAAACCGTGTTGTCAATTTGTAGGATTGAATCGGGGGCTACCGAACCTACCGCTAAGTTAGCCGCACTGTTTAATCGTTGGAATGGGAAAGAAGCAGCACCTGTGTTGCTCCATACTTCGATTGTTAAATCGCCAAATAGCCACAACTGTCCGAACACGTTGGCAACTCTCACTAAGTTGTCTGGGCTTGATTCAGCCGTTGCGAAGTCCAAAGCTCCCCATGTAGTGCCGTCATAAGGTGCTGAAATCTGAAATATTCCGCTTGTGTGAGAGCGGTTTACAACAAAATAACCCCCCAAGAATATCACACTTGACGCACTCGGAAGATTAGCACTCACCACCCACTGAAATATGTTAGTTGCGTAGGTAAAAATATACAAATCCCTGCCATCACAAATAGCTAGCTGAAAGCCGTTTTCTGCCATTGTAATGTTGCCAGAGCTTGTATTGAGATTGCCTCTTAAAGTAAAAGTACCGTCTGCAAATATTTCGTAAAATTCTGCACCTGATACTGAAAATACTCTATCATTTGTCGAAGCAAACCCGCCGCGTCCAGCACCCGCACCAACAGAAGTAAATTGAGAATTACCGGGGCGAGAATATAAAGAAGCTGGTTTCTTTCCACGCTGGTCTAAAACTGCATACATGTTTACGGTACGCTCAGCGTTGAACGGTAAAGATAGCTCCTGTGAACTGCCTCCAACGACCCCAGCTTCCATTTACAAATTCCTTATGGTGTTGCTGTAAATATCATAGCGAACTACGCCGCTTGTTTCTAATTCGTTTATTTCTGTATTTTGCCTATCAATAGACGCTTTTGAAGTCGCAGCAAGCGAAGCTATGCCCTGCGGTATTTCAATTTGATAGCTAGGCGCAAGCTCGATATAAAGCCCGTATTTTAGCGCTCTTTTATATCCAGGCGGGAATGTTAAAACTGTGCTTAATGTCAATTCGCCAATAGGATTTTTGTCAAAGAACATTAGGCTATAGTTTGAACTCGTTGGGATAGGGGTAACATAAGCCGTAATGAGTGGGTATGTCATGTTGAACCACACTGCGTATGGGTAAGAGCCTATTTGCCCTTTAGTGGGTATTTCTGCCCATTGCTGGTCGGTGAGGACTGTAATGGGGATATCTTGTTGCTGCGTTGCAATAGCGAATGTATTACGCACAAATGCTTCATCTATGGCGTCTGGTCTAGGAATGTTTAAATTCCCACCATCACCAATAGTATAAGAAGCTTGATTAGCCACAAACGGCATTAATCGTTGTGATGCGCCGTAAAGCTTTAAAGGGTCAATATTCCACGATTCAATCAGGTCGTTAAGTTTAACCAAAGCCCCCACGCTTTGTGCAGCAGTGGGGGTTTCTTGGTCGGCAATCACGCCCATATCCAATAACACATCCGTAATTAGATTAAGGGCGGTATATGCCATAATTTACCTGTCGTATGAAGGATTAATGTAAAGTGGGTCACTCACATCAAGTAAGATGCGGCGTTGGTACTCTTCCTCGGAGATGGTTTGCACCACCTCCGATTCTTGAGCATCAGCGTCTTTCAACACTTTCTTAGCCATAACTAGATTAGTTTATAGCTATAGATTGAAGTGTCTGAAGCCGTACCAGCGATGGTAAAGCCAGTACCGTTTGTACGGGTTTTAACCGCAGGAAGTGCACCAACAGTACCGCCCGGAGTCACAAGCGTAACAAGAATGCTGTGACCAGCAGCTAGGCTTGTATTTGATACCGTTACAGCGGTTGTGCCGTTGCAAGTAAAAGTACCATCAACAAACGAGCCGTCTGGGTAAACGTTAAAACCAGCCGTAAGGCTTGAGGTTTTAGTAGTAGAAGTAGCAGTAGCCATAAAATATTCTCCTTATTATGTTGATTAACCGAGGATACGAGCAGCAATTTGCGGGTATGTTTCCAGCCATGCATAAAGTACGTCAAAACGCACAACACGTTGGTTGTTCGTAATGTCGTAGCCTTCTTTCATGGAGATAGACAGACCGCTCATCTTATCGTTCACAACAGTTGACATTACACCCATGTTGCTTGGAACCTTAGCAAGTGGAACCATCGCAAATGTGAAGGCGTTTTTGTCATAAACAAGTGATTGTTTAGAAGTAGTGTTAGATGCACCCGAGGTCACAGTGATAGCAGAGTTATCTGCAATTACTGAAGTACCAGTTGCACTGATAACGTTCTGACGTGGACCAGTGAGGATAATGCCATCTTCACCAATGGTGATTGTGGAGTTACCAGAACCATCGGTAACTGTTTTAGTAGCCACAACAAAGTTTTTAAGCGCACCAGTAGAAAGTCCAGTTTGCGGGTTGCGGTTATAGCAGCCAGCGATAGTAAACGTATCACCAACGTTTAGGGTAGTAGTAGTCACAGTCCATCCATCGGTTACGATAGTGTTGCCAGCAGTGAGAACACCGTTGGTGAGTGGCGTACCACCGTAAGTACCAGAAGTGAACGTACCAGCAACAGGCTCGTCATAACAATCGAAGCCATAGCCTTGACCGAGGAATCCATCAGCATAAGCATCGCTAACAGTTTTTACTGGGTTAAAGAATGCTTGTGTACCGCCAGCAAAGCTTGCGTTTTGGAAGCTATTAAGCAAAGCAACACGGTTGCGTCCACCGATAGTACCGCCGTTGGAAGTAATCTGTGCGCCAGCAGTTGCAAGAATGTTAGGGTTTGTAATTGCAGTACCGGGAGTACCCACAACGTTTGCAACTTTAAGCGCAAGAGCGAAGCCATCAGCTTCAATCTTAGCAGCCAAAGCAGAAGCAGCTCCATCAAGTACACCGTCAATCATACCATTTTGCACTGCATCATAAGAGATTTGCAGGTCGAGTTGGCTAGCAGAAACGTCAACACCAAACATATTGAGGCTTGTGCTTACAGCAGGGACGATAGTGTCTTGAATGTCCATTACTTCGCCAGAGCGAACATTGAACAAAGGCGGTTTAGTGATGTTGATGATACCGCCAGCACGTTTTTGCGAATCAGAGAGTTCCGCTTGGAAATCTTTGTTTGCATTGGCAGTCATTGGTAGTTTGTTTTGAAGGCGCGAAAGCATACGTTTCGCGATAATAGTTTGAATAGGCACTGAGTTAGACATAAGAATAATCCTCTTAATGGTTGTTGCCACTAAGAGGAAATCCCTTAGTGGTTATCTTTTAACAAATATTTTATTGTACTCGTATAACGGCATGTTCTCTATTTCCTCTTGCGTGTATGAACTTGCTGAACGGTTTGTTCTGCCTGTACTCGAAGGAGGGGTAATAGGTGGAGATGCTTGTGTGACACGAGGCTTTTCTTGTTGATTGCCACCCTGTTTAATAAAAGATTCAATCTCTTTTATTGCTTTAGGAAGAAGCTCTTTTGGTAAGCCACGAAGTGCTAATAAATCACCATTATACTGTGCGAAGTGATAGCTAAGCTCTGGCCCCATATTCGAGGATAAAATAACACCTTCAATATCTGGTGTTACTAAACCGCTATTAAGTAACGCACCAACCTTTTCTTCAAAATCAGGCTTATCGGCTTTCACAACTTCTAGCTTTTCAGTATAGGCTTGAACTTGTTTCTGCTGGGTTAGCTTTGATGTTTCTTGTTTGAAAGCCTGTACTGCCTCATACTTGGCAATATCGCGGCTATACTCAAGCGCATCATCGTAATCTTGAATGTTAGGTTCTTTGGATAAATCCTTGGGCTTAGCTTCTGGCTGTGGTTGCTTATATTTCGCTAATTCTGCCTCTAGCTCCCTGTTTTTCGCAGCAGCAGCGGCATTTTCACGCAATAGTCGCTCTTTCTCAGCTTTTCTCGCAGCAGTCCGTGGATTAATGGTTTTTGATTCGTTCGGTTCCTCGGAAGGTTCCGTGTCTGAATCAGATTTATCGGCTGTATCCTGTTTAACTTCCTTTGTTGGCTCGTCTTTTGGCTTTTCAGCTTCAGGCTCGCTAACAATATTCGTTTCGACTTCGTACCTATCCGAAATAGCTGCTTGAGTATCCACCGTGGCGGTAACTTCATTGCTATTTGACTCCATAATACATTCCTTTTCTGTTAAATTCAAGTGTTAAAATGACATGCTCATAAGTAAAATTAAAATATCGTCTTCCTCCCGCATCATCGCCGCTTTCTTAATCTGTAACTCTTTGAGTATTTCATTGATGATGAATTGCTCCTTCACAAGGGCAATAAGCTCTAGTTGTAGGGTTTCATCAGCTAGGTTGCGAAGCCTTTTTAATTCAAGGTCTTCTATTTTGTATTGAACGGATTTAAGCTGTATTTCAGCTTCGCGCTCGGAATCCTTAAATGCTTCTATTTTCTTTCTGTGATTCTCTACTTCATAATAAGAAGGGGTATAGTCACGGTAAGGACTTCCTCCATTTGGATTAAGCGCAGCAGTGACCACTGCTATGCCAGCCCCTACCGTTTGGAAAGCAAAACTTTGGAAGGCAAAACTTTGAAACATTTTATACCACCGTTACAACGCCAGAGGCTACTCCATTTGCGTCACGTACAACTTTTTTAGGGGCGCGAATATCAAGGGAAAGCGTATCGAAGCTACCCTTCATCGCCGCTAGCATTTCAAGCAACATAGCCATGTTTTGTTGGTTTACGCTGATATTCTCTGCCTGTACTTGAATAGCTTTGGCTTGAAGCTCCATCTCCATAGCTTCTTTTTCAGCTTCGGCTTGCTTATCAGCCATGATTCCTTGGAGTGCGTTTATACCAAGCTTGTCAATGTTCATATCATCCTCACTAACGTTTCTACCATTCTCGCTAATTGGCTCTGGGTTAGGCTGTTTTTGAAGCTCTGCCATGTATTTGATTTCTTCAAGCTTTATACGCTGTTGCTCAAGGGCAGATTCTGTAGCGAGTTTTTCCCTTTCAAACTGTAATTCGGCAGCTTTAAGAGCTGCGTCAGCTTGGTCTTTTTCAGCCTGTGATTGTGCAGATTGCGCTTTCACTTGCAATTCGCCAACTTTTAGCTGTTGCTCGGCTTGTTTATCATTCGCCACTGCTTGCGCCTGTTGTAATTGCTCACCAAGCTGCTGGATGATTTGTTGCGCTTGCATTAGTTGCTGTGCCACAACAGGAGGGATATCTTTCATAGCCCCTTGCATTTGTTCAGGGTCACGCAATTCAGGAGGTAAGCCACGTTCTACTGCATCGGCGGTTTTATCAGCACCCGGCCAGTCCATATTACGAATAATCATCGGGAGAGCTGGAAGCATGGCTTGTGGTGCAGCTTGGAATAGCTGAATCTGCGCTTCTCTGGCTTCTTCACGTTTTGTAGAATAACTCGCACCAATAACTACATTTACTTCATGTTCGCCCTTGGTCATGTCAAACTTCATCGGCTTGCCAGTTTTCTCGTCACGGAAGCTTTGGTTTATTTTAACCGTACGGGTCTTTTTATCTTCACTCATCACACGGATTTCACGCGCACCATCGTAAATCTTTTTAGACAAATCCTCAAATATAATACCGCCATATTGCAAAGCCCTACCAAAACAATCAGCATAGTTAGAGGTAGATACATCACCTTCCTTCTGGCGTGCAATAATAGCTTTACCAGATTTCTCGTTGGATTGTTGCCCTAATGAGGCAGGATAAATACCAGAAGTGCCGTAGAAATTCTGCTCTGCCATTTGAATGAGTGATACTGCCGACCCTAAATCCGCACCATTCTGCATACGCTGCGGGGCGGGGATAGGGTTCCCGTTCTCGTCAATGGCATTAAATGGAAGGTATGAGTAGTTTTTCGTATTGGCTGTGTCGTAATACTTCTCATATCCTTTAAACGCCCTAGAATCACCAATAAACGGCGCAATAGGGGCTGATTCTGCAAGCTCAATAGCGGTGTTGGTTGCGTAGTTATAGAGTACCTGAGTAGATACCATGTCTTCGTAAAGACCGGTATAATAGGTTTTGCCGTCTACAATACTTTTATTGCCCTCTACAAAGCAGAACGGAATATGTTTGCCAATCCACTCACGCTTCTCTAGTAATTCTGTAGCAGTGCATTTGTAATACATTACACGTGGTTTTTTAATCTCACGCTCGTTATAATTCTCTTTATCATCGGGCTTTTCGATGACTTTTGCGCCTGTTTTCTTATTAAACCATACAGTTTCCTTGTCATGTTCAATACGCCAGTAATGTCCTACTCTAACGAGGTCTTTACCCATTGTTGCCCAATCGGGATATTCACTGCCAATTGAAACTAACTCACTCTCGCTGTAGTCCCTATCGTTCTGGCTGTTAAATTCTGAACGCGGCAAGTCCTCTACTTCAATGATAAAACGGCGGTCACTTCTATCCTGTTCACGAGTAGCGGGGTCGTCATACACTAGGAAGGGATTAGGAATCTGACGAATATAAATGTTTTGGTCGTTTGTTTCATCGCTATCGTATTCCGTGCCGAAGGCAAAATAAGCCCAGCCCATGTTAATCTGGTTGGCAATGGCTAGTTTATACGCTGTTTGAGCGCAGCCTTGTGCTTGCACCTCACGGATTTTATCCTCTAAGACCTCAGCTTTATCTACGTTTGAGTCGTTTTTAGGGACATATTTAATCTGCGGTACGTTCTGCCATTGGTCGTTAATGACTTGTCTGCCAAACTTAGGGAGCTGGTTAAACGAATAAGAGGGGCGGTTGCCACGAGCTGCAACTTGTGCATCGCTAAACTGTTTAGAGCCGGGGCGAATAAAGTCTAAAATAAACAAAGCGCGGGTGCGGTTATCCGCTTCAGCTTCCGAGGATAGCTTAAAATCCCTAAGCATATCGCTAACTATTTTATTATCAGCAAGCTCTTTTTCACTCTGTTTGTCCGACATAGTTAGTCCCATGATAAGATTTTACAGTATTTTACTATATATTGAACTAACACGCAAGCATTGACTACATGTGGTGTGAGCTTTGTGCAAAATGACCGGGGGCAATTATTTTAGATGCAGTTTCTTCTTTATGTTTAGACTGCTGAACGGCAAAAGTCCTGAAAGCATCAGCACCATGCGAGGCTTCATCGTGGGCGTGTTCATTCATCCACATGGCGTTTATCTTGTCCCATTTGCGCTTGTAATTGTCTAATCGTGTTATTAATAGGGCGCATTTGCTTTCATCCATCCATACTTGTGTTAGCATTGGCTTACAATAATTCTGTACGTCCTCGTGTACGCTTTTTGTTACAGGAATAACTTTAATAGGGTTAATACCAGCCCTTTGCGCCATTTGCTTGCTAGTTAATATCTCGCTTTGTGTGACATTATTGAAGTTACCATCATGCGGCCAGTAATGCGTGCCGTAGTTATACCCACGATCTTTTAGAATAATGGCGTATGAATCCCACGTGATATTAGTTTTTTCTTCATAGTCGATAAAACACTTTTTGCCCTTAACCTCCTGAAAGAATATAATTGAGCTTTGGTCACGGGTTTTGCCTAAATCCCAGTAAGTGTGAACCTGATGCGTCCTATTGTAAGGGACAAAGCTTATTTGTCCATTCTTTCTAATCTCTGCCATTTCTTTCTTGTAATAAGAACCCTCGGTTGAACCCTCGAAAGCCTCTGATGGATTAGAAGGATATTCTCTACGCATGTCATCACCCATAATCTTTTCCTTTACAGCGTACCACGCTTTTTGATTGGCGGTTAGGTTGAAATTACTTAAATATGCTTCGGTTTCTTTGGGGATAACTATGTTGTTAACATCCTCATCACTAAGCTTATACTCTGGATTATCGAACCATGAATAGAAATGGAATCTAGGCTCTAGCTTGCTTAGGGCTTTACCTGAATCTTTCAAGTTAATAGCTGATTTGCATAGGTCGTAAAACTCACCTGACTTACCCTCCGCAGTTGATTCCACAAATATCTGCTGTCCAATACCAACGGCATTTAATGCGCCTGTTTTAATCTCTCTAGCCTTCTCAGGTGTAGCAGCGCTTACCTTGCCGTACTCGCTAATAAGAAGCTTTTGCAGGGTATCGCCACGGTGTGAAGTGCCAACTGATATTTCTGAACCGTTGCTAAACGCCACCAATTCAGCGGCGTTTGTAGTCATTGTCGGGATTCCAATTAATGGGTTATTCAAAATATAAGCGGGGATATTATCATAGGCGAATTTAATCATCTTGAGCTTTTTCTTAGCGTCATCAATGCCTGAGTCAATAATACCGCACTTATGATTGCTATTGAACAAAGAACAATCAAGGAAGTAAATGCAGATGATAGTTGAGAATCCAAGCTGGCGAGCCTTTAGAATAACATTAAAATACCATATTGCTGATAAGAATGAACGCTGCGCCCAGTTGAATTTCAAAATAACCTTAACGCCGTTCTTATCGCGGATGTGGTATAAATTGTTTAATCGCCACTCCTGATTGGATAGGTACTCATCCCGCAGCTTGGTATAGGCTTCTTGCTCATTCATTTTGCAAAAAACTAGCTCTAGGGTTTCTGCGGGTTAGGCTCGATTACACCCCACGGGCAAGGATAATCATCATGCTCCCAAGGAACGTAACGCTCTTCATGTATTGCCATATGGCAGTCTCGGCATAGAGTCACAAGATTGGAATTGTCATTATTTGACCTATTTGAATCGATGTGATGCACGTGTAAATCCAAATCATCGCCACATATTCTGCAAATATAACTATCGCGCTCAATTATATTCTTCCTAATAACAGACCAGCCCTTAATGTTGGTGTTAGGTTTTTGGTTTTTTTTCTTCCACCTTAAATATTTAGCATTTCTAATTTTTGCCATCTTTTGTTCCTAGTTTTGCCTTTTTAGATTCAACCCATTTGCGATGGTCGCAATAATCGTTATAATTGCCGAAGTTTGAATAATCAGGCACTTGCATAATTATCCCCCTATTTTAGGCAAACCAGTGCTAGTTCCATCCAATGCTTGAACAAGGCTTACAATGTCCAGTTTGTTGCCATCAGCGTCAGCGTGCTTAACTTGCGTGCTTTCACCGAATTTCTTACTTGCAAGCTTTGCCGCTCTCCATTGCATCGCGCTTAAAACACGCCCAGCAACATCAGGAGAGACAACACCAGCCAAGCAATCCATTGTTACTTCATAATGTTCTTCAGCAGCCAACTCCCCAGCAGCCTCGCGTGCGTGCGCGCACTTGGCTTCAAAATCTGCATTCTCACGCTGCCATCGCAATATAGTTGATCGGCTTGGTCTTCCTTCTACTTCACACCATTTGCGTAGCCCAACTCCATTTTCCAGGTTGGTAAGAATATCATTCTCTAATTCTGGTGTTAGTTCCCATGTCATACGTATTCAATCCCTAGTGATTCCATGAACTCTAAATCATCCTTACGCTTCCATTCAAACATTTTCTTTAGTTTTGTCGGGATTTTGAAAATATTAAGGTCATAATCATACAGCCCTTTTTCTTCTCTAGCCAATGATTTACCTATGTATTCTTTGTAATCATAAAGAGGCGGGTCAAGATGCATCAGTACATTGCCAAACATGGTTTGTGATCTTGGTCTAGCCATTAACAGCCCTTACCTTTGCCGCCTTTTTTCTTAGTTCCTTTTGCCATATCAATTATCCTTTTGTTTCTTAATGCAATTATCGTCTTCGCAGCGGTAACAATTCACAGATTCATCGCTGTATGGCTTTAATACTTTACCAGTGCAGCCCATTTGGGTTAATGCCGCACGAACAGGTAATAATATCCTATCATCGCCAAGGTCAAGCCCTCTTGTAACATCAACGTATCTACCGCAAGCCATTACTCAACCCCTACAACACGCTGATAATCACCTGACCCCTGCACCATAACCTTATCGCCTTTTTTGAATATAGCATCATCCTTGTTTTGGAACTGTACTACGCTGATGGGTTTTTTCTTGCCATCAATTTTAATGATGTACTCATAGCCACGGGTGTTAGCTAGTTCTTGCTCGGCAATGTGACCAACAATACCGCCAACTACTGCGCCAATCAATAGCCCTGCAAGCTGACCGTTGCCATTGCCTACTTGATAGCCAGCCATTGCACCACCTGCCATGCCAGCGTTTCTACCTAAGCCGCTGTTTTCGGCTGTGACTTCAACAGTTTTTACCGCTAGAATCTTGCCGTAGTCTAGCTCGGTTTGCTTGCCAACTTCAGCAGCGTTATAACGGTTCTGCCCTTGCTGTGGAGCGCAGGCGGTTAGTAGCAATATTGGAATTATAAATAACTTTTTCATAGTCTTATTCTACCTTTCTTTGTTAAAAATTGCAACATGTTTCTACCTAAAAACCTAAGTAACCATATCAACGGTCTAATCCTTGGGTGCATCATTTACCCCTCTCTGGCATTGCTTCCTGTGTCATGACGCCTCCAATTGTAAGTATCTGTTATGACTAACTTTGTATTTTTGCCCCTTTGCCACGTAAACAATCTCGCGCCCTAAACGTCCAACCTTATGCAAAACGTTATCCTTTACGAGCGTATTGCATAGCTTTTGCAATGGTATATCGCGCCAACGAAGGGATACGCAAAATTTACCATGCTGTTTTATGATTCTAAGTATTTGCTCCTGTGTCATGCTTTATCTCCTTAATTCATCAAGTTCAGTGGCTTGCATTTCATCGGCGTATTGCTTCACTTCACCATTGCAAACCCTGCCATAGAATTTCTCACGCTCACGGGTTGCCGCGTTGAATGCATCAAGGCACTGCTCAAGATAGTTTGCCAGCACGAAATCAGGAGTATTGCTAGCGTTTTCCTGACTGAACTCGTTAAGAAGTTGAGCGAGGCGTTCTTTAAGATTATATTCACGCAATAGTTCCATCTTTTTTCTCCTCAAGTTGTTTTTGTAATTCTTGTAGCTCATCATCAATGGCATCCGCCTGTAGTCTTAAATCAGCGGCTTGCTCACGCTTCATGCGGGAAACGTGGTAACGGCTTGCAATGTATTCCTCAAGATTCCAGTTGCTTGGCTTGAAATTGTAATCTTTACTACCCATAACTCACTCCTCATTACATGTTACACACCCAACCTAACATACCTTTCCCGTTCGCGCAACACGAATCTTTCATTTTGTGCAAAATTATTTCACCATCTCCTGTAATTCCCCTATCAGTGCCAAAACCCTGTCCTTATCCATGCCAGCCCTCACGCTTTGAGGCTTGCGTAAACGGTTATCAAACCAGCGTAATTCTAACACGGTGTATTCCCCTTCGGGGTATGTTGATATGGATATGGGGGTCATGACTTATCACCAATCCATATTTGCCAAGTCTTTTGAATGCCCTGCTCAACACGCGAAGGGATGTTATACTCGCCAGAAAACCAGCGGAATACGTTACGCTTGGTTACACCAGCAGTTAGGGCAAGGGTGGACTTCCACCGCTCGCCCCATAGTTCTTCACATTGCTTAATCCAGTTCATAAATTTTCCTCTAGGATTTTTCTGATATATTCTCGCGTTTCCATTGCGTCTTTATACGATGCGTTTAATGAATAATGGCGGCAAACAGTAATGACTCCATGATAATCCTTTTCGCATCTCTCTAAACAATCACGCAAATTAGAAACCTTGCTCATCAGGTGCTTTATAAGCCCATTCTTTTCATCCAGTACCTTATCATAGAATGACAGGGTATTTTCTATTTTCCTCTCAACGGTCATAAATTTACTTTCCAGCTATTTCGTTTAACCATCCAACTGTACACCATAGGCAAAAGAAAAACCCTAGTGCAAACATCAACCATCCGTACCAGAATTGACTCATACGCTTTCCTTTGCTTCAGCAGGTGATTCTTTCAGGCTTTCATGGTAGCAATCAAGCCCTTTCTCAAACCAGAAATAGGCTAGTGCCGTATCATCACTAGTGTAAAAGCCGTCATCCTTTTGCAGAAACTCGTCCCTGCCAAAATGCTCTTTCCAAGCCTTTTCAAATTGAATCTGTGCCAACCTCATACATCATCCCCATTTTTACAAGCATACGGCACTGGCTCAGGATAGTGAATATCCCCGCAAGTGTCGCAGCGGTTTTGCTCTAGCAAGTCCTCAGTGGCAAGCTCTGGTGTAGCACCAAAGCCCTGCACGTCACCGCCTTCATAGTCTTTGAAGTGTGCCCTCCAATCTAAGTTACAATTAGGTGTAGGATTGCGGGTTTCTGATGTGATGATGGTCATATTACACCCCCATAATGGTTTTGCCTTGCAAGCCTTCTATCTTTGCATTTATGGCGTTTATTTGTGTAGTGAAATAACGGCTAGACTGCACTTTCATTTCAAGGCTAGATTTTACCAGCTTCAATTTATCAGCTTTCATTGCAGTGATTAAACGAGCGCGTTCTTCTACCATTGCAACAATATCTGAAAAAGTTTCGAGTGATGTGTAAACTGTGTTTGTCATAAAATGCTTCTCCATTTTTTCCGAAAGACCTAATTGCCTCTCTGAAAGCCAGTATTACATA